TGGCATCGATCGTGAACCCCATCGCCTTCAATCGCATATATGCTATTGTTGGTGGTGCCCATGCTGTGCTGAACTCGAAACACATACTATTATCGGTCGCTTCTACAATATACACATCGTAAATATCCCATTTGGTTCCCCAGTGGGAAACCGCATCTACCCCTTCGGGGCACGGCACGAATGTTTGCAGGAAGGTGGGATCGTCCTGTTCCAAACACTTTTTCAAGTGTTTCATTATATGGGGGTCATCGTGGCTAATAGAATCAATGATGTTCAGACAATGGTTCGGCATCCTGTATTAATACAGGTAAATAATTTAAATACTTTATTATAAATATTTATAATGAGCAAAGGAGAACTTAGTCTCTTGCTTCGCAAAGACAGAGGATGTCAATCCGATGTCGGCAAGACATACAGTGGGGTTCGAATACCGAAGCCGTATGAACAGATTATCCAAGAACTAGAAAGCGACACAATATTTACTCGATTATATAACGTTACTCTAGAAAATGAATGGAAAGATTCCTTTTTTATTAGGGTAAAACGTAAGGAAAAACCAATGGATAAGCTAGTCTATGACCCCGACGTATTCGTCCTGAAAAACTATAACGTCAACTTTTGCTATGAAATTCGATATAGTAAAGGATTTCTAGGTAATGTTCTATCTACATATCCAGTGAGACATTATTCGGAAAATAGTGAATATATTTGGCGAGCCCTACCTAGTACTGAAATTCATTATCAAACCATTTATTTAATGGGGGAAGTGAATGTCGATGACATCAAGACGTATATATCGAATACTGATTGGGAAATTATGAGAGAACTAGATCGCCAAACAACATATATACCAAGTAATGGAATTCTCTGTGATCGTTGTCAATGCCAAATATCAAAATCTGCATACTAAAACACGCTATCCTAGCATAAAAAATTGAATTCTTCTTCTATGAAAAGTCTAAGTTACCCAAAGCACCAAACCCTAACCCAAGTTCACCATGAGTCTGTCAGTCGTTCCGTCGGTTTTCCAAACCCCTCTTTACTGTCCTACGCGCGGTAACCTGAGTGAGGAGGAGTATTCGGTGGCCTTGTTGAATTACAAAAGCCAGTTGGCCGCACGTTTTTCGATGTGCTGTACCGGAAAACGCTTCACTCCTCTCGATTTTACTTGCGAATCAGATGATGATGAGGACGAGGATGATTATGATGATGAGGATGAGGACGACGACGATGAAGACGAAGATGAAGACGAAGATGAAGACGAAGACGAAGATGAAGACGAAGACGAAGATGAAGACGAAGACGAAGATGAGGAGACGATGAACCATCGGATTCTCAACCTGCCCCCCGAACAGCTTCATCGTCCGACCGAAGACGGCTGTCCGGTATGTTTGGAGGAATTCACCTGGGCAAACTGCGTCACCACCAACTGCAACCATTCGTTTTGCGTGACATGCTACGAAAAATATACCAGACGGTCGTGCCCTTGCTGCCGTCAACGAGTGAATATGTTGACAACGTATCAAACTGCAATAGAAAAAGACCAAGTATAGTTTGTGTGTAACATATCTAATAAAACCTTTTTTATTTGTTTATTCTATACCTACTCGGGAGGAGGAGTGGGAGGAGCAAAATAATAAATCGCACTAACTGTCATAGCAATCGGCAAGACAATAGGCGATAATAATGCAGAGAATCCACCGAGACCGAAACCCGTAATGATAGATGCAGTGGTGGCAAGAACCCGTTCCACAAAACAGCGCCTAAAATTATATTTGTATGTATACTCTTTATAGCCTAAAACGGTGGCACCGATGGCGCCTCCAATGAAAAGTGCTGCGAAAATTTTATTATCTACTTCTTTGTCTTGTGCGGTTTGCACATACCGCTTACTACAAAACGTCCTATTTGTACTAGCAAATTGCATAATACTACGCGGAATCAACATTCTTTTACTATCATTCTAATAATCATAATACGATCAATTTTATTTACCAATCACGGATACATTACCAATCACGGATATAGTTTTTAATGTAGCTTGGTACCAACTCACGGCGCCCCCATCCCGAACAGCAATACTTTTCTTCCCCATAGAGAATGGGGTGACTGCAACAAGTCGTAGGAAAAGGGCATTGATTGTCAGTTTTGCATGGCTTACGCTTGCCGTTCTTATCCTTGAGCCATTTCGGCCATCGGAATTTCATTTCGGGAAAGACCTCGGAGAACCCAGGTAAGGTGATAGATGTGTTCTTATTGTCAGGTTCTAGATGGTCGCTCGGACGAGTGGAAAGACGAGTAGACCGACGCGACGTATAAGATAAAAATAATAGAAATAAAATCAACATCACTATTACTATTTACGAAGATATTTTTTATACCATTTACAATCTATACCATGGAAAAATGGGAAGAGACTGGATCAAAGGAAAGGGAAGGGGCTGGATCAAAGGAAAGGGAAAAGGCTGTCGCCGCCAAATCAAGGACTGGATCAAAGGAAAGGGAAGGGGTCTCAGGGGAAACCGTAGGTTTCCCTGATTGGTATTGTTACATTTTACGTAATAAGGATCAACGGTATGCGCATTTGACGTACAACGGGTCGACCAACAACCCTAAACGGCGATTGCGTCAACACAACGGCGAAATTAGCGGCGGGGCTGTCTATACCAAGCGGGCACCGGCTAACTGGGAAATCTATTTTTTAATGACCGGGTTTCCAGACCATAAAAACACCCTATCGTGCGAATGGCGAATGAAGCACACCGAAGGAAAACCGAGGTGCCAGCGACCGTCCCAGCACCGCGGCCCCGCCGGGCGGATCGTTGCCATGAACGATATTTTGAAGTTAGAAAAATGGACCCAACAGTGCCAACATAACAACAGTGATCACCAGTTCACGATTTATTTAGCCGACGATGTTCTCCAATACATTGATCTGGATACCCTACCCAACAATATTATCTATGGTGGTTCCGTCGAAACCTTTTGGGAAACGATATAGATACTAAATGACATATATAGTAGAGTAGTTCATAAACCAATGGAAACGGCACCGTGTTATACCCGCGAAGACTTGAAACGGCTATGCATAGAAAACCGCGAAAAAATCCGGCAACAAAAAATACAAAAATATGTGTTCCTCATTACCGAAAGGGTGCTTTGTCGTAACACCGATGGTCATAATACATGCATTTATTACTTTGAAAAAGCATTGAAGGAGCCCCAAGATTTAATTATTGCTATCGCCGACCGATTGGCCGAAGTATTTGTAGATAGCGAGGTCACGCAATGCACCGGAGATTCACTGTACTCGGACTACATCCTGGTCGACTGGTCTTCGCGATCATAATTTGGCGTAAAACTACGCCAAGATTTCAGCCAATTTGGCACGCTGATCCTGTGAATTAAAGGCGGAAGTTTGGTGAACGCGGTGACGAACCAGCACCTCATCCACATTATAAAATTGGCGGTTATCGCGCCGGAGCCGGAGCCAGAGGTCGTAATCTTCCACACCGTCGTATTTCGGGTTCCAGGACGCGAGCGTCTTACGTATAATGGAGCTGCTATTAATAACTGGATTAACTTGTTTGAAATCAAACATGCTAATGTCGCCCACCGGGATCCGAGGCACAGTTCCTTCTAGGTCCCCAAAATAGACACATTTCGTCCCGACCACGTCGAATTGGCCCAGAAACGGCACCTGCTTCTCGAGCTTTGCTGGTAACCAGGTGTCGTCAACATCAAGTAAAGCGATCCAGTCGTAACTACAAAACTCGATCATCTTGTTGAGAGCATTGGATTTGCCCTTTATAAAGGCCATATCGTAGACACGAATACGGGGGTCGATCTGCGTATATTGATTTGCCATTCGGTATACCAGTGAATCTGGGGGATGGCCATTAATCCCGACAATGAGCTCCCATTTATCGTAGGTTTGCTCGAGAACCGACGTGACCGATTCGTCGATGTACTCGATGCCATTATAAATGGGCATTAAAATACTAATACCAACGGTTGACATTGGCTCTGTTATACAAATACCTGCGAAGAACTTTATATGTTTTGGATGTAAAAATATAAAGATTTTAGCACTAATTATATTAGTATAGCAAAGTATATGAATTTGTTCCAGGTTCTCCTCTTGGTCACCAGTACGTTCGCGAGAAAACTGTATACCAAAGTAGTGCAAACGTCGATTTTCGATTCAGACAAAATATGTAACCAACACCATGTGGTTCTGCTCAACAAGGAACCGTTCGTGGAGAACCAGCGCGAGTATTCGGACATGTATGCGATCGATTTTAGCCCCTCCGATGATATCACTGATCCTAGCGCCATGTGGAAAATATTCGTAGGTAAAAAGGTCAAGGGTAAGGTCCGGCTTATCCGTTTCGACAACTTTTGTGACGAGCCCTTCTTTTCGTATCCGCTGGACCTGCTTCCCACGGTGCCGATCGAGACCCTCAACAACATCGACAAGGAAATGTACCGTAAGGTGATGGATTGGGACCCGGCGTTCCAGCTTTATACGCATAATTGCCAACATTTCGGGCGATACTTGTCGAACTAGGTGCGAGCAATGGATCCATACGCCATCAAAATCAGTTGTTCGGGTACGGTCATCTTCTGGAAAATAATACAATCGTCAAACTTTATTTGAATAAACTGGCTGTTCATGGTTTTGACGAGAACATGGGTGCCGTTATCTAAAAATTTGATATTGACCACGATGCCGCCCCCGACGAGTTTGTTGTTGGTCGGTCGTATCCACTTGATGTTTTTGCCTTTATGGAGTTCGTAGATATCGTTCACCAGCCGGTATTCGTTCAACAATTTACAGTAATGTAGTTTTTTTTCTAGAGGGATATCGAGGCGGTTGATCACTCCAAATATTTCGGTGGTAACCGATTCAATGGTCTTGTTCTCTAAATAGTCATTACGATCCGTCTCCAAAGACGCTAATAATTTATCAATGTCCAGGTCACTCAGAAGGGTGGGATCTTTCAGCGCCTTTTCAAAAATATCGTTGATGTCCATCTTTTCACTCGTCATATCATAGATGCTATAAAGAATATAGAAATATTATTTATACCACTTTACCAGATATCAATAAGCGCCATGTTACAATTGGGCGATATCGTGGGGCGCCGGTATCAAGTTCTCTCCAAGCTCGGTAATGGGAAGTTTGGCATAGTTTTTCAAGCGCGAAACACCACGACGAACGAGACAGTGGCAATAAAAACCGAACAGGTCGATACGCCCGCCAAAGTTCTCAAGAACGAAACTACCCTGTTAAAATATTTGTACGATCAGGGGTGCCGATACAGCCCCATCGTTTACTGGTACGGGGTTTCGTTGAATACCACCTGTCTTGTTTTCTCTTACTATAAAATGACCCTCTACGATTACATGCATGTTTCTGCGGTGGACGATCAGCGTAAAGACGAGATAATGAGAACCTGCGTCGTGATATTAGAAGAAATACATAAACACTATGTGATCCACCGCGACATCAAACCCCAAAATTTCATGATACGGAATGGAGAACTTTTCTTGATCGACTTTGGTTTGGCCACGTTTTATATCGACCCGTCCGGGGACCATACGCCCGACATTATTAGCGAGCAATTGGTAGGAACCCCCAAATATATTAGTTTTAATGTACACTGTGGCCATATGGCCTCGCGGCGTGACGATTTGATCTCTTTAGGATACATGTTATTTTGGATGTATTTTGGAGAACTTCCATGGGAGACCGCGGGATTGGACGAGATAGAATTTGCCCCACATAATTATAACGACGGACACGTCCTGCACCCCCTGAATTTTTATCGTAAGGATAGAAAATCTTGGTATATGTTGGAGAACCTTAGCAAAAATAACAAAAAATTACACCGTTATTTAGACTATTGCTACCGTATAGAATACGAGGGTTCTCCTTTATATGGTGAATTAGAAAAAATTTTTGTAGACTCGTAGTTAGCCCTCCCTGCACTCAACATTAAAAAACCAAAAACAATATAAAAACATGACAGTCTATATTTCATACCAGTTACATCATGAGTAACACTGATGAGGTTCAGCCCGAACGCCTCTTGGGACAAGTTAAGTGGTTTAATAACAAGGCCGGATACGGATTCATCACCGTAAATGACGGGGAGCATTCGGGTAAGGAGATTTTCATTCATTACAGACCATTCGTACGTCGAACAAGGATCAGTACAAGTACTTGGTCCAGGGCGAGTATGTGGAGTTCAACCTGGTCAAGTCCGCCACCGAGAAGCATGAGTATCAGGCGGTAGACATTTCCGGGATCAAGGGTGGTCCGCTCATGTGCGAGACCCGTCGTTCGACCCGGTCGGCTGGCCCAGCATCGTCGGTCGAGACGCGTCCTCCGCGCAGCACGGAGACTGCCCCGCCTCGCCGCCGCTACAAGGTGCGTGACGATCCGGTTCGCCCCGATTCTCAGGGGGGTGAGCACCCTCAAGGTGAACGCCCCCAAGGCGAGGACGGCTACGAGGTGGTTCGTAAGCGCCGCGCGGGTCCGCGGGCCAAGGATGGGCCTA